TGTGCATAGACACCGTTGTCGTCATTTGCCTATATATTCCCCCATTCAATATTATACAGTATAAAGTATTTGAAATATAATGCTATATAAAATTTAGTATTGACTTTTTGTTGGCGTTGTGTTATAATAAAAGTGGCAATCAAAATTTTACTATGCACAGTATAGTATTGACACGGAGAAAAAGTATGATATAATATAAACAAAAATCCTTGTGAGGTATCTGATGAAAAAGAAAATTATTGACACGTTAGATGAAGAGCTGTTGTATATGTCATCGAGTGAATTAAACTATTACTTTACTCACGGTTGGTCTATCTACTGGGTTGAAACACGCATAGACAACGTTAAATGCGGTGAAACGCACCTTTATCGCTCAAAGGATAGATTACCCTATGAAGATATTAAAGCCGCCTTGGAAGCCCGTACAAGTGGAGTTGAGGTCATATCAATAGTGGAGCGTAGACAATGGACGAAAAATTAGTTTATTATAACGGTGACCGTCTGAGAAACAGTGTTGACATCAACGGAAATCGCCCTGAAATATTTATCGTGGAAAGTAACAGAACTGCGGGTAAAACAACGGACTTTGCAAAATTTTTGATTGACCGCTTTATCAAGCATAAGGAAAAATTTGCCGTCTTGGTACGGTGGCAGTATGAAGCAACGAATTTTGCCGAAGCTTTTTTTAAGTCGGTGCAAGGTTTGTTTTTCCCTGCATACGAACTCACGCAAAAAATGATTGAGAAAAAATACTGTGAACTTTACCTTAATGACGTTGAGTGTGGCTACCTTATCCCGATAAATTCGGCGGAGTTTATAAAACGCCGCTCACATCTGTTTAATGACATAACTTCAATCTTTTTTGATGAAATACAACCTGAGAATAATGGCTATGTGCCTGACGAGTTAAATAAGTTTTTTAGCATACATACCTCTATAGCCCGTGGCGAGCATAAACAAGTGCGTTATGTACCTGTTTACATGTGCAGTAACTCGGTGTCACTGCTTAACCCGTACTATAACGCTCTTGGGGTCGTAACACGTTTAAACAGTAAAACCAAATTTTTGCGTGGTGACGGGTGGGTTTTAGAACGCAATTTTAACGAGAGTGCACAAAAGGCTCAAAAAGATAGCGGTTTTAACCGTGCTTTTTCCGCGGTGTCTTACAGCGACTATAGCTCAGAAAGCGTGTATCTGTGTGATAATGAAGCCTTTTTAACTTTGCCTAAAGGGCGTGGGCAGTATGTTGCAACAGTCCGCTTTGAGAATCGCAAGTACGCTATATGGATATATCCAAATGAAAATCTCATGGCATGTGATTATCGTGTGGACGATGATTACCCTGTCAAGATAAGCGCAACGGTACAAGACCACACCGAGCAATATACTCTTATAGGCGGAGCAGGGTTTATTAAAGAGCGTATGCGGCGATATTTTATTAACGGCAATTTTAGGTTTAAAGACCTTGCTTGCAAAAGTGCTGTCTTAATGGCACTTTCATATAAATAAATTTGGCGGTCTGCCTATCTGTGTTAAATATTGGTGTTCCGTGGGTGCACGGCTTAAAAACCGCCATGGGCATTAACGGTTTTGCACCCGCTTTATTGACCGATACGGTATAGGCTGTATATAAAAGTTAAGCGTTAAGGCACAGTGCCTTAACGCTTTTCTTATTTTTTTGCGTGGATTTTAAAGGTCGTTTTGAATAGTAGCGTTCCGCCTTTTATCTGCTTTGGCAATAATTTTCCGTCAACCTCAAGACCTACTTTAAAATCTGTTAGACTTGCTTCGCCCGAAACTAACATATTGTTAAAATTTTCTTTTGCACCCTTTGACATACCTGCACACTTGATAAGGTAGTACGGCTCAACTTTTTCCCCGTCCTCATGGGTCGTATGCTCAATATAGGTTTTTGCCCTTACAAAAATTGCTTTATCCCAGAAATTTTCCAGTTTCCAGCAACAAAAATTTATGGGGTGTATATCTATCCCTTTGACCTCGTCGGGCGCAAGGTCACAATGTATACTATCTGTGTCCGCATAGATAAATCCCCGCTCATTTGAGCCATGATAATTTTTTTGTGCTACTCTTATGGTAAAAGCTCTTGAGTATGACGTTATTGCCGAGCCTATCGGAATGTACATAGGTTTTCTGTCGTATGCTTTTTGCGTGGTAAATTTTAACACACCGTCCGACAGTCGAGCGAGTTTGAAGCTTGAATCGGTACTTTGTGCCATTTTGCCATACAAGTTATTTAAAAACAGCTTTGCGACTTGTCTTTTAGCTCCTTTACTCTCTTTTTTGATTTTTGAATACTTGTCTATGTAAGTATCAAAAATGCCGATGGCGGACTTAAACACACAATAATCTAAAATTTGACAGTCAATCAAATTATAGTGCTCCTGCAAAAGCTCCCAGTCGGTACAAGTTAAAGATAGGATAACTCTTGTGTCCTCAATCTCTCCGCTCTCCGTCCTTATGTACTCACAATAGTCGCCGTTTTCATCGAGAACATCTGAGGACTTCAGCGGCGTTCGGCTCGGATATCGCCAACTACCGTTTATTACAATAAATGGTAGTTTTCCGTGCTTTAAATAAAATCTTGTCCTTATCCTGACAAAATAATAATACTTTGTTTTGTCAAGATATTGTTCAGGTATAGTATCGCCCTTATAAAACCTCGGTGCGCCAACAGGATAAAAATTACCCGATTGACTTGACATCATAGAGGGATAAAGGGAGTTTACGTCTGCTGTCACACCATCACTGAAAATTTTATTTTCTTTGCCCTCTACTACATACACCCAACCGCCCTTGTAGCTTCTTCTTATATACTGGTCGGCATTTTCTGCGTCAAAGGCTTTAGGGTCAATATGTTCATCGTACATATCAGGAAAATTTGCTTCCCAGTCCTCTTTTTTTGTCATTTTTTTGTAATCGTGTATACAGCAAGCCCCGATAGTGGACTTGTTTTTAGCGAGTTTAAAGAAAATTTGAAGTGCTTCTGACATAACCAAAACGTCGTTAGTGATATACTGTCTTTCCTCGTCAGTGATAACTCCTCCTGCGTGGCGCTCTCCAGTGTACTCGATAGTGGTCTTTTGGTGCTTTGTACCAAAGTCTTTACCAATTTTTGCCACTGAAAATGGTAAAAGCTTCAAACTGTCACGGAAAGTTATCAAGTGTCCATGCCATTTTAAAACAATGTCATACCATGCCCCCATGTCGGAAATCATGTATACAAACTCCCCGTTTTTAAGCTCATCAGACTTTTTAAAGTGCCAGTCCTCATGTCTATCTTGATAAGTTGCTTGTTTAAAATTATCCTGTGACAACATAAAGTTTAATAAAAATGACCCATCAAATTTTAAGTTATGGAAAAATACAACGATATTTTTGTCAAATGCTTGATTTATAATATCATTGAAAAAGTCATATATGTTGTCACCTATAGTAACATTTTCCGAGCCGAGCCTACACCAAGCATAAGCCCAAACTTCCGTAAAAGTCTGACCTTCATAAACCGTTGTTTCGAAGTCCGCCATATATGTGGCTATCATACAGTATCACCCCAGTCCGATAACTCGGTCAATTTTTCGTTGATTTCTTCAGGCACATTTCCAGCGGTCAAAATGTCTATGAAAGTATACCATGACATCATGTGAATAGGCTCGGAATCTGAACTAAAAGCGTACCCCTCAACTGCTTCAACTGCCACTTCTCCTGCCGTTGCGAAACGATGTATAACGCCTTTTTTACCAATTTGTGCTATAGTTTGATTTAAAAGCCCCCGTATATCGGCGATATGCTCGGCGTATCTCCACGGGGGTATATTTAACCCTGTATCATATGGCGTGTCAAGTATCTGCTGAATTCGTTGCCATATCATATCACTTTCATCTATGGGGCGACCCCCTATAGGGCGTTTTTTAAGGGGGGGCAAAGGTTTAGGAGGTCTAACGCTTATAGGTTTTTTTCGATAGTCGATTTTCTTTGACTGCTTGACTTTTTGTACAAGCTGTTTTTTCGTGCCTATATCAATAGTGTGGTTTTTGTCAGAAAGCCTTGCAAGGCTTTTAGGTGTAATGGCTTTCAAATCATCAACCATCTTTTTGGTAACTTTTTTAGGGGTCGTGTGCTGAAAATCACCAACAACGGTATAACCACGCTTTTGCATTTCCTTCAATCTTTCGGCTATTCTCGTCAGCTGTGCTTCATATTGTTGAGACAGTGTTTTTCTTTTTGCCATGTTTCTTCCTTCCTTTGTAAAAATACGACTTGCCGCACACGGCTTACTTTATATTGTTTTATTTTAGGTCTTTATTATAACGCCCCTTTGTGAAAACTGGGCGATAGTTTTGTGAAAGTTATGTGAAAAATAAAAAGCCCCGAACGAATCGGGGCTTTGTTCCACATGGAACTTTTACTTGACAATCTGCAAAGAGAGATACTCTCTGCCGCTTTTTGCGTTGCGGTGAACTACGTTTATTGGTATTTCGCCAGCTTCGTCAAGTAACTCGATAAGGTCAAGAAGCATATCTATGACCGTGCTTGAAATCGTACCATAAACGTTGCCCGCCTTGTCGAAAAGATATCCCACCTCGGCAATTTCGCCGCTGTCAGGGTTTGCTTCGTCAACTATAGCTGCTCCTGTCACTATCAAGGTTTCACTGACTGTCTGAAGAGCGACACATGCGCTCTTTGCGTTGAAAAGCTCCACCTTGCCTATGTTCTTTGTGCTTACCATGATAAACTCTCTTTCTCCTGCTCATCTCAGCCGAGCAGGTGGCTGTGTACTTACGCTCACTGCACAGGGATAATGCAGTTTTTTTGATTTTGTAGCAGTTGCTACACTGATTTAAACAACGAGCGCAATATTATTTGCCGTTGCGCACGGGCATATTTTAACCCTTACGGGTTGGGATGGGGCTGATAAGGTCAACCCCTCAGAACCTTAAAAAATAAACTTTGTTGTTGCCCCTGTTTCGACAGTTATTATAGTGACGTCTTTTGTGTACTCGCCGCTGTTAAACATTTCCGCTGTTGCTAACGCAGTTTTAAAATCATTGGCAAATGCTGGAATAACATTGCCGTTATCAAGTTTGCAAATAATTACATATGACATTTTTACACCCCCTTATTGCCCCGAAGGGTGAGAGCCGAAGCCCTCACACCTCAATCTCTCGCTTAGCGAAAAGCCCGTCAAAAGCCTTGTCCTCACTCACCCAGTCGCCCTCGTCTCTGCTCTCAAGCTCACCACCCTGCTCGGCAAAGAGCTTTGCAAGCTCTGCGATTTCATCCTCGCTAACATCATGGTCGATGTGCTTTGCGTTGCCTTCGCCGTCCGTGATGATGATGTGGTTCATGGCGTTGTCCTGTGCTTCAAAAAGTCTGTAGTTTTTCATGGGTTTTGTCATCCTGCCCTCTGGGCTGTCATAGTGCTTTGAGGAGCTTCGCTCCTCTCTCATCTCTTTGACTATATATTACACCCCTTATGTGTAATCTATATGATAGTTTTGTGAACGTTTTGTGAAACTATTTTTTATTTTGCTTGACCTCTTTTTTGAGCCTGTCGAGGATACTCTGCCCACTTACTCCGCTCATACTCTCAAAGTACTCTGACTTTAAAAACCGTGCGACCGACGCCCTCATCTGTGGGCAGTTGCGATAGTCGCTGACCGCTTGCTGTATCACAGCTATCCATAGCTGAGCATAGCCGCCGTTGGTCTGCGTGACGCTTTTCCTATACGGTCTGATTTTAATCACCCCCTTATTGCCCCGAATGGCGAGGGCTGAAGCCCTCATTATATCGTGCCACGATACGCATGCACAAAAGTGAGTATCATGCCCTTTGCCTTTTTTACAGCGTAAGACTTGCTGGAGTACTTAGCTGTGTAAAGCTCATGCCATGTGGTACCCAAAACCATCACACGCAAAGTGCCATCCCGGTAGCAGTGGATAACTATATAACTACATCCGTCATAGAGAACGCTATCCACGTAGCCGTGAGCCTTGATAACCTTTATTTTCTTATCCATGGGGTTTTCCTTCCTGCCTTACGGCTTACTTTATTGTTTTATTTTAGGTCTTTATTATAACGTCTCTATGTGAAATCTGTATGACAGTTTTGTGATAGTTTTGTGAAAAATAAAAGCCCCTCACATGAGGGGCTTGTGTTCCACGTGGAACATATCTTATGCAAGTCTGAAAAGCTTGAGATTCGCGTCAACGCTTGTCACAGCGTAGTTTGACAACATAGTCACACGCAGTATACCGTCCGTGCGGGCAAGAGAAGCGGGCGACAAATACAGGGATGTGCTGATAAAGTTGCGTGGAGCTTTCGCTAAAAACACCATTGAACTTTCCCCTCCAAAGCCGATTGTCACATAGTGAGGTCCTTTATCGCCCGTCTGAGACGAGGGGAATTCAAAGCTGAACTCGGCTCTATAGTAGGCGTTCTGTTCCTGCGCTAAAAGCGTGCCGTCACTCTGCGGCTTATACCCTACACTTGTAGCTGTGGCAAAGGGTAAGACTTTTGATGTGCCGATGTCTCCCGCCGTGTATTCGTTATGCTGACAGTACAGTATCGCAGATGTGTCGAGGTCACCGATAAAGTTAGGGTAAAAACTACCATTAGTTTGTATGGCAGTCGATAAGATTGACGACCACACAGGAGCGTCAACAGTGCCGCCATTGATAAGCAATTTGTTATCCTTGTACAGCATTGTAAACTTTTGATAATTGTCACTTGTTCGACCAAGGGTCATAGCCGTGTTAAGTGTTGACGAGTAGACCGTGTTTCCTGTGACAGTCAGTGTAAATTCACTTGCAGAGCCGACCTCCGTAAAAGCGGCGATTACTCCGTCTGCTATCGCACTATCACTTGACACATAAGCATTATATATAACATTATTTGTAATTTGAACATGGCGAGCAGGTATGGCAGGCGATAAAAAAAGCCTTGTTCTTGTCGCTGACGTGTTTGTGATATGATTATCTGTGATAACGCAGTTACGCATACTGTCAACATTTGCATTTGTTAATACTATGCCAAAGATAGTATTTGCCGCCCAAACATTGTTAATAAACATATAATCGGCTCTTGTATACTCATCAGTACACTGTATCTGTGACGCAGTTATCGTACAGTTTTTGATAGCGATGTTACATACCTGCACCGTTGCTCCGCTGTTAGTAAGTATATCACAGTTGTCAAAGCTTACACCATCATTTGTTATATGTTTTAAGTTATTTGTAGCGTGCATAATAGTCACATCTTTAAAGCTACTTATAAAGTTATTGCCGTTTGCAAGTGTTAAAGTATGCTTTTCGCTCGGATTACTATACACCTTAAGAGTTTTATTTGTTGTGTTAATGGCAGATAAATCAACTGTAAAGTCAGAATCAATTAAAATTGGGTTAAAATTCCATTTTGCACAAGCTGCCATTTGTGCGGAGCGTGCTGTGATAGTCGGAGCGGTAGCTATACCAAGCGTGGACGCTGTATACTCCGAGCGGAGCAGAGCCACTCTGTAGTATAAGTCGCCTTCGGCGTGAGGAAGTGCTTTTCTGACAATACCCTCTGCCATCTGCGCAGGTGGAGTAGACCTTTCCAAAATTTCCCACATCGTGAAAACGCCGTCACCGCTGTAGTAGTTTTCGCAAACGCAGACTTCCTTACCTGCGATTTGGGTAAAAGTGGCATTTTGTAAGTCAGCGACTGTATCAAAGTGCTTGAGACCCTGTAAAGACCCTGCCAAGTCGGCGACTATGTTGTCATAGTGTGTCGGGTCGTTAAGCCAAGCATTGACAGCGTCCACCACCCTAGTAGGTATCTCTGCTATAATTTTGTTATACTCGGCTATAAAGGTATTGACCTTATCAGATATTCCCGTTATCTGCGTATCCTGTGCAGATATTTTGTCGTCCTGTGCCTTAAGTCTCTGCTCCTGCTTTGTAAACTCGTCTCGTATCTCCTCATTGACCGTATATTTGTAGCGTAAAAAGTCTGCGTCTATTTTATCGGTCAGGTCGGCAAATTTTTTGTCAAGACCTGCGGTATACTCGCCAAAAGCCTTGTCAATGTCATTTTTGTAAGTGTTCCAAGCGGCAAGTAAGCCGTTTGTGCTATCAATAACTTCGTTTAACTTTGCGCTTGTCTTACATAACACCTCATAGTAACTTAAGCTATCATCATAGACAAGCGGTAAAATCTTATGACACCAATTCTTTAACATATCAATCATTGTAAATCCCCCTTACCATATCTGCATAAACATGCCTGATAACTCGTTTATTATCATCATATCTATGTTTATTATACTTTTACTATACTTTGCAAGTAATTCACCCTGTATGTCACTGCCCTCATAGCCTGACACCTTTTCCGTGTGCTTGCTATCGCTTACAGTTTTTCCCACATCTGACACAGTACCAGTATGAGCAACTGCGCTTGTGTCTGTGACAGTGCTTGTACCCTCGTCTTTTACTGTGCCAGTCTTTTTTAAAGTGCGACTATCAGTCACCGTATCAGTCGAGACGTTTTTCTGTGTGCCTGTGTTTACGGTCGTGTCGGTCGTGTCCGTGGCGGTAGTATCTTTACCTTTTGTCGTTGTTGTGCTATCCGTTATATTTGCAGTAGTCATATACTTACCAGACTTGACATCTGATAAACTGCCCTGTGGGGTGTCTGACGAGTAGGTGTCTACATCGCTTGACGTGCTTGCTTCACTGCTGACGGTCGTATCAGTACCGACAGTCTTTTTAGCAGAGAGGTTGTCAGTGCGTGTGCTGTCAGTATCTGTCACAAGCTTGCCGCCGTTAGTGTCGGTCAAATCGTCCGTGCGTGTGTCGGTGTGCGTTGTCTTTACATCACCGCTGTGCGTATCTTTGAGATTGTCAGTGCGTGTCGAGGTTTTATCATCAGTGACATTTCCTGTAAACTCTTTAACAACGCTTTTATTATACAGTGGGTTTATTATGCTTGCCGAAATACTATACAACTCGTTATATTTCGGCATTATTTCCTGCATTTTGGTATTTAATGCCAGTTTCCACAGCCCCACAGTTTCAAAAGCTATCTCGTCCATGTAGTAGTGAAGCAGGATTTTCTTACACAAAATCTCTCGGTGTGCTTCTTCGAAAATGGTAAATTCTTCAAAAATTTTATTCCATGAAGCGTTTAAGACTTGTGCTACATCATCGTACCCAACATCACTCGTCAGACCCGCCGCCGTTTCGCATATCGCTCTCACTGTCGTTGTGTAGTGGCTCATCTACTGATACCCCCCTTTTAATAGTATTATCTATGTCAATGCTATCAAACTTATACCATATATCAAGTCCGAACATTTTATTGATTGTCTCACAAGCTATCTGCCGCATTTTTTCAGGCGAGTTTCGTGTAGCTATGACTGCGCCCTGTGCCGTCAGTACCTCATCTTTTATCATGCGTTCACGCTTTGTGGTGTCACTGTTCGGTATACCGAGCTGTGTTAAAGCTTCATTCCAGATTTTAGCCTTTAAGTCATATATCTTATCAGCTACCCACGGAGCATCCGTCTTTAGCACGGTCATACTATCATCTGATAAGGTTTTCTTACCAAAAATAACAGGCTGATTTCCATCATACTTTTGATAAACATTTTGCATTGTTAATGCTTCGTTTTTATCAGCTTTTATCAGAATAGGCGTTTTCTGAGCATTTATATTGATGTCAATAATTCTGTCATACTGATATAATCTATCTGCGTAATATTTTATATCAAAAATATTCGGTGTTCGCAGATAATTATTGTAGATAATAACTCCGTTATTGCTATTAAGGTTTTTTGTATATCCCGTGTCGGATATAGCTATAAAATCACGTGGATTTCCGTACACGTCAAGCTTGCCATTGAGCGTAACGGGCAAGCAAAGATAGCCGAGTACATCGTCCTTAAAAAAGACCGCCGCTCCTTGAGTTATAAGCACTTGCTCAAGATACCTTACATCTATAGTATCAGGCATTCCCGACCATACACCTCTTGACATCGCCATTTCATATAGTCGGTATGCGTAGTTATTCCAAGACGCTTTATTTTCAAAAAGTGATGAATTAAAAAACGTATCCCTTACTTTTTTAGGCATTGTATCACCTCCTTATAAAGCGTTGTCAACGCTATAGTTACCAACATTCGCCAAATTTTCCCATAAGCACAAGCCCCCATCTAAAGCCGACTGAATATCTTTTATAGCCGTATCAGGTACACCCATGGAAGTTGCACCGAGCGAACGTACACAAGCATTTTTTGTCTTACAGTAATTGTAAGCTTTTCGGCGCTGACTTTGGGCGAACTGTGGCACTTTTAGAGTGTTGACGGTGTAGCCGTACATCGTGAAAAAATCATCATACTGTTTTGCTACAGAAGCGTTGACAGTCACTCTATACCCGATGAAAAAATTTTGTGCAAAAAGTAAGTTGAAATATCCGCTTGCCGTACCGCCAATTGTTGAAGTATGACCCTGCAAATCTTTTAACGTTGCATATTCATTTACGCCCGCCATAACATTTCCTAACAAGCTTGTGATTGCTCCCGCAGGATTGACGAAAGCGGTCGCAGCATCCGTAACTGCACTGACAATTCTTGACAACTGCCCTGCAAGCAAACGGTTTGAGTTGTTGCCTATATAGTCGTTATACTCGGAGGATATAAAGCTTGTCGCAGGATAAGTGTCATAAATTAAACTGCTTTCCCAGTCTAACAAAAATCCCCTGTAATTATTTGGGGTACAGTATACCGATTGGTCGGGGGTCACACCACTACTCGACAGCCTAAACACAGCGTTATCAGTCGTAAAAAACTCATACCGATAATCTTTAGAGCTACCTAAGCTGTTGTTAAGCCTAAAAAAACAAAACGGATAGGTGTATAATTTGTTATTTTTGGGCAAATATCCCTCAAGTGTATCAGTTACTGCGGGCTTAGGCACTGTTTGCATGTAAACTGTCGGGATATCATTTATCCCAACATTGGGAGCTAACCATGGGTGAGACGTATCCCAACCCTCAGCAGTATATGCCAAACGAGGTATTAAATACATGCTCAATATACCGTTTTCTCCCGCCACACGAATGTAATTATTTACCACGTTAAAAAAATCATCCAGGCTTGACGGAACAACGTTACAAACATTATATTGCCCTGCTAAACAAGCTCCCGAAAAATTGCCTTGCGTTGCAGTCTGAAAAAAATAATTGGTCTCAACAGGATTAAGAAAATCATGCGACGTTACTATAACAGTAAACACCCCTGCGGTTAAACCCTCGGCAAGAGATTGATATTTTGATATAACTTCCTGTCCTGACGTTATTACAGGCTCGGGGGTTATGCTATCGCCTATGTTATCAGTTATACTGTGTTCACGTTCAATATAACTTGCATTAAAAGATACATCAAAAAAATAAGTTTGAATGTTATCTATACTATATGTTATAAGGCTTGTTTCGTTATTAACATACTCTACGTCAGTAATAAAAGCATAAAAGATTTTATTGCCAAATGACGTGTTGCGAAACATCATATAGTTACAAGTCAAAAGCAAGTCAGGCGCAATTGCAACACGAATTGTATTGTTACTATGTCTGATATAGCTTTGTGCAGTTAAAGTATATACGCTATAAGCGTTAAACGCTTCAAACTGTTCATTTTTACTTGACGGACGATAAGTGTATTTTGAGCGGCTGTCAAGCGGAACACCTCGACAAATCCATACATCGGAATTCGGTGCTATATATGCCATTTAAATACCTCCTTCGTATAATATTTGTGGGAGCAAATATGCCCCCACATAATTATTTAGGCAACTGTTATTGTTGCTGTACCCGACTGTGCGCTATCATAAACAGAAGTGGCAGTTATGATGATTCTCTCACCTGCTACAGCGTCTGCCGATACTGTCACTATACCTGTGCTTGTAACTGTGGCTTTTTCGCTGTTTGATGTCCATGTCACACCTGAGGGAGCAAAGTTCTTACTTTTTACCGTTGCAGAAAGCTGTATCTTTCCGCCCTTAGACAGTGTAGCTGTCGCAGGAGATACGGTCACACTTGTGATAGACGGTGTTCCCGCCACAAAAAGCGCATTGTTTGCAAAAGGAGATATTGCATATATTCTCCATGCGTGGAGCGTCATGTTACGGTAAAGACCCTCGGTATTTTCGATAGCTCTCATTTCAGTAAGCTTATCATATATCTGAAAAAAGTCCTTATCGACAAGTATACACGGCACAGCGTCAAGAGCTTCCATCTCTGCCGGTGAAAACTCATGATAGTTTTCATCACCCTTGAAAAGCTCGTTTAAGCGCTCGATATCGAGAGAGCCAAAGCTGTCTATAAGCTTTATGTGTCCGAGAAACTCGACTTTGTCCATGTTAAAAGCACTTGCAAGGACTTCAACGTTTCGCTTTGCGTTAAATTTTGCCGATACTATAAGATACTGGTCGTCTTTTAAAGCAAAGTTGTTAACGCCTACAAGATTGTAATCCCTTTTAAGGAAAGTCATGTCGTCTGAAACTGTCTGAATAGCTTCAACAATTTCTTCCATATTCGCCTTATTAACGGCGGGGATTTCGTAAGGCTTCATTAAGCCGTTGTATATCCTATATGCAAGCATATATTTGATGGTTAAAAACTCGTCCTGCTCCATGGCAGTAAACATAGTCGTAACAATTTTGTCGATGAAGCTCGACACACCATTTATTGACAGGAAAGCATTTTCGAGGTCATAAGGCTCTACAGTCTGCTTATAGTATTTCTGATAGTTCATCACGTAGAAAGCGGACTTGACATCAGGAAACTCACGCTGAAAAACCGTGGTTTCTGCCCTTTCGGGGCTGTAGTTCTTGACGTGTGCAAGGTCGATGAAAATGTCCTCGATCACCTCGCCGAAATTGAGCTTACCCTTTTTGAACACGGCGAAAGGATTCGTATAATACTTGTTGGTAACTTTTACCTCGGCGATTTGGTTTATGAGCGCTGAAAGAAATTCGTTCTGAATCTCAGGAAAATCCATGATTACGTTGCCGATACTCCGTATAGTGTTTGCGTCAGGTGTCGCAAGCGGAACATGGTCTTTGTAATTCTGCGACGCGGAATTACGGATAGCGTTAAGCACGTCAACGCTTGAGTTAGTTTTTACATCTCTGTAGTCGATATTCGGCATTATTAGTCACTCTCCTTTTCTGTGTAGAGGTCTTCAATCTTGATTTCCTCTGACTTGTCTTTTTCTTCCTCTTCCTTGACTTCTGCGATTTTCTCTTCCTTGTCGCCATCAAAAAAACGCTCCATATATTTTGTGCGCCACATATCTTCAACTTCCTTAACACGGGCTTCTGCGTTTCCGTTCTTTTCCATGTCGGATAAAGTGTCGGTTACGTTTTCCACGAGTGATACAGTTTCATCATCGGTGCGGTCACCGATATAGGCTTTGATTTCGGCAAGTATTTCTTCCTTAGTTTTTACCATTATTCTTTCACCTCAACTTTCGTAATAAAAGCATTGCTAAATCCTGCCCTTTTTACTTTGCCTAAAAAGACTTTTGCGTTTGCTTCGCTTGTGTATGCTCCAACTTGTACTCGGTATATGGTCTTTGTTTTAGAACCGTCTGCGGTCGTTTTTAACTTGTTTCTCACCTGCGTTCTAAACCAGTCCATATTTTTCCCATATAGGTTCAGCCAGTTTTCGGGGTCGCCGTGATTGCTTGCATATCCTGCCTTTGCCGCTTCTTTATGACTTACAATGTTTTCAACATTTATGTCCAGCTCTTTACAAAGATATGCACAGTATTCAATTGCGGCGTTAAACGCCTTGTCAAAATATGCCTTGTTTTTAAGATTATCCTCACATATCTCAAACTGGATATGAGGATAAGGAGCATAATTATAACTGCCCTTTGAGCCGCTACCACAGCCCCAACAAGCGTAGTTATAGGGCAGAGTGTGATAGACTTCAACAACTCCGTTAGCGTTACAACCGATATATGCGTGCATACAAATATCGTTGTACACACCGTTGATATACTCTTGATTGTGATGATTGTCGTACATATTTCGACCGAGGTCAGCAAGTATAGCTTTTCTCTCAGCGTTCGCTATATTGGGCTGTACATAACGGCGTAACATTTCGTTATCACATCCCGTGCTGTGTACGACTATTCCAACGGGCTTTATACGCTGTGCCGCCTTATAAGCGCCGTTCGAATGAAAAATGCAATCTTTAAGTATCACTACTACTGCCCCCCAACTTGTCGATTAATTGATTCAGAGCTATCGTGTTATTGTTGATAGCTTCATTCAGCTTTGCCGTTTCTTCTTTATGACTTTCATTAAGTTTATTGTTCTGCCAAAACATAGCAACACAACAAGCAATAGGAAAGCCAAGACTTGATATTAACTGGACTATAACATTTGTGTCCATTCGCAACACCTCCTTACTGTACATTATAGCACACTTTTTCTGTGTGTCAATACTATAGGTTGTATAGTATAATTTTATCTGCCACTTCTATTATATCACAACAGAACACATAAGTCAATAATAATTTTTATATAATACTTTAAGACGTATAATATTGAACGGGGGAATATATAGGCAAATGACGACAACGGAGTCTATGCAC